TTGAAACCAATTTTTGGTTGGAACGAGTCTTGACCAACAGCTCTCACCATTTGTAGTGGAACGTATGGACAATAGAATATTCCGGCATCATACTGTGATGTACCTTTATATCCTACAACGAAGAATTGTTTAGCTGTATTTGCATTTGCAGAATACGGATCAATATAAACTTTATATCTACCATTTAATATTCCAGCAAAAGTGTTACCAGTGTCATCAACATTTAAATTGTTGTTTAACGCTGGAGTGTAATCTAATACACCAGCCATTTGTAGAGCAGACGCAACATCTGAAGAAGTTATCAGAATGTTACCTTTTCCTCTACGTGTTCTTTGTGCGATTGTGTTTGCTTCTCTTTCAACTTGGAACATAAGACCTTTGAATCTCTCAACAGACCATCTTCCGTTTGAGTCAGTATCTAAGTCAAATATACCAGACGTTGTAGTACCAGCAACAGCACCTTTTTCTGAATTGATGTAAATAGTTCTTACAACTTCTCTATTGATTTCCGCAAGGATTTCAGCAGATAGAATATTTGCAAGTTCTGTTTCAGCATCTAAACCATGGATTGCTTTTAAATCTTGTGCAAGTTCCATAGTGTATTCAGCTTTAAGTGCTCTTGATTTAGCAGTTACAGTCGATTTCTCGATTGAAAATGCCATTTCAGCAAAGCTATTTTGTTCTCTATCACCTAGTGCTTCAGCAGCAGCAGTTGACATTCCTGTACCAGTAGTATAAGTTCCTGGTGAAGCGTCATTTAATAACGCTGGGTTAGTTCCTGAATCAGCAGTAGTTGAATAACCACCAATTGATGAACCACCTTTATTTCTTCCAGAATAGTCAGTATCAGCAGCATCAAATAATGCTTCTGCGCTTGACGCCTGTGATTGATATTTTGCTCTCATAGCGAAGATCAGTCCAGTTGGACCAGTCATAGGCTGTACGCCTGCTATGTCGTATGCAATAAGATTTGGCATTGCTCTTCTTACTAAAGAAATTAGGATTGGATCCCAATTCTGTATAGAAGTTGCATCAGTGCTGTTCATTGGAGCAGCTTCTGACATAAATGCTCTATCTTCTCTTAGTGCTCTCTCTTGGTTTTCCAAGATAACAGCAGTAACCGCTCTTTTATAACTATCCGTAACTTTTGGGAGTTCTGGATGTTCAAGGACCGGTGACCACTTTTTAACTAATTGTTCAGATAAGTACATATCTTTTTTATTCTCCCTTTATTTTTTAAGACCCAATTTAATGGAATCTTTTGTTTTTGTGATAGCGGCCGTGTAAGCAGTCATAGCGTTTGACAAATCTACGTGAGTAGTTTCGCCTTCGGCAACGTTATCTATTTCACTTTTAGATGAAATCTCTTTTGTTGAAAAGTAAGACTCTTTAATAGTCGATACTTTTTTCTTAAACTCATCAGCATTAGAATACTCAATTTCTTCAGCTAACTTGTTAAACTTTTCTTTATTAGTATCTGGCAAGTCTTTAGATACAGCATCTACTATATCTTGTCTTGTCAATTTACCAATTTCAGAATTTAATTTAACATTGTTCTCGATTTGCTCGTTCAATTTCTTGTTAAGCTCTTCGATTTTTGAAGCTTGATCTTCTAACACGTCATATTTTTCGTCTGGTACATTTATGTAATGATCTTCAAATAATTTTTTAAGACCAGTGATAAAGTCCTCAGCGATTTCACCTTTGATACCTCGCTCAACAGCAAGTTCGTTTGATTTCATCCATTCCTCAACAACGTAGTTTAGGTATGAATCTACTTTTTCAACGAGTTCTGCTTTTGTAGCATCAATATTTTCTTTAAGTTTTTTTGCATAACCTGTTTCCATTTTTGATTTTTCTGTTTTCAATTTTGATTTGATAGCAGCTTCAAATATAGTTGCAGCTTTTGCCTTAAATTCTTCAGTTAATTTTTCATCTCCGATTAATGCTTTCACATCATCAGAAACGTCAATAACTTCTTCTTTTTCAGTTTCTTCTACTTTTAACGTTTCGCCTGGAGTTGCGACTTTAGTTACACCAGCTTCTGTATCTGGTTTTTTACTAGCGTCAACATCTGCGGCTTTTGCGTTTACTGCGTCAGAAACTTTTTTGTTATTTTTTGTAGCGTCAGGATTGCTGTCAGTTGCTTTCACAACCGCTGCCCCTAAATCTTGTGCTTCGTTAGAAAGCTTAGTAGGTTCAGCTGCTACAGCATTCTTCTTTGGAGCATCAGCAACAGTTTCTTGTTCTACTATTGTTTCTGCTTTGACTTCTACTTGTTTTTCTGTAGCCATTTGAGAAATCTCCTTTATATTAATTGCAATTAAAATATCTCTCTTTTAATAATGATATTTATAATTTGTTGATTTTCTATTATAATTTACTTAAAAAATCCTTGAATACACTAGCCTTTTTCTCTGCTAAATCAAGTCTTTTTGTCTTAATTAATTCTTGTTTCCAAGATTCTACATCTTGTTCTATAAGAATACCGTTGTTCCATACCCATTCTTTTGTTTCCATAATACCTTCTACGAAGGCCTCTGGAGCAGATGGGTCTGCCACAATGTCAGCGGCCGTTGCTAAGTAAAAATCTTCTCCTACAAAGTTTTGACCGTTTTTCTGTACTAAGGAACCCATACCTCTTGATGACACGCCTAGTTTAGCGCCTTCATCTATAAGACTTTTTACGATCTTACCGTATGGAGTGTCCATAATTTTTGCTTCACCTATGAAATTTTTTCCTTCTGGATACAACTTCTTAATCATATGTGATACTCTTTCTAAGTTCACAGTTGGTCCTTCTGGATGGCCTAATTCGCCGAATGCTCTATTTTGATTGATAAATTCTTTGTTATATCTTTTGACTTCTTTCATTAAAACGCCGCTTGGATAAACTCTACCATTACGGTTCTTAATGTCAGCTTGTAAGAATATACCTTTAATTGAGTAATTTTTCTTACCGTCTTTTTCTTCTACGATATACGTAGCATCGTTAATTTCTTCTCTTATAAGTTTCATAGTTCTCTCTCTTACTATTTATAATTATCTAAACTCTATTACTAAAGAATAATTATCTCCTGTTGCAAAGTTTTTAGTTGATAATAATACATCACCAGTTGGTGTGGTTGCATTATTTGGTATCTCATTTCCAGCTGTTCTGAAATCAAAAAATCCTTGACCTGAAAGTAACAATGCTGTTGCATCTGTTACACCGTCCCATTTTAATTCAACTGCTGATTTAGCGTTAGCTGTATTTACTGAATAATAAACCTTACTAATTTTTCTATTACCATCTTCAGTCATAAAAGTAGTGTTTGAAGCATCTACTTTCAATACATCTGTTTCGCCGGTACCATCAGATAAATTTGTTAATTTAATCACAAATTTTACACCTGATGTATCAGTTATTGTTTGCGTTGTTACTATGTCTGCCATAATTTATTATGCGTTCTCAGCAAACCCTATTTTTTGTAGAGTTAATAAAATATATCCTGAAGCAGCTACTGTAACGGCCTCAATATCGCCGCCTGTTGCACCTGCGTTTGTAGCTGTATTTTTAATTACAGCACCGTAATAAGTATTTGCACCTGTAACGTCAATTGCGTTTACATCAGAAGATGACCCTTTGAATTGTAATTGAACACGACCTACAATACCGTGATTGATATGTGTAATGTGTAATTTTGCACCGTTAGCGTAGTCACTCAAAGCACTTGCATCAACAGCGGTTGCAGTAGTAGCAGTATCGTTGTCAAAGCTTAGTAATACTTTGGCGTGTGTTTTTGTATCAGATAAAATCTTTGTAAATGTTGCCATAGTTCCTTTAAACTCCTATTTGTTCGTTTATTTCTTTGTCAAAATATTTTTCAATATCTTCTTTTTTTATATTACGAGATGCCACAACTTTTTCTATGGCTTTATCAAATCGTTTTAACACGTCTGTTTGTTCTGTTTCAATTAATCTATAAATCTCTTTAATAGCTTCTTTCATAACAGGCGTTAATTCTTTGTAGGACTTTGAATCCAAAAGATTAGTTTCTTTTAATATATTACTAATTCTTGGCTTCATCACCGACTGTGCTTAGTTTAGCCGCTGTTTGTGCAAAAGGTTCAGCAATCTCTGGTTTTGGTTCACTGTGTGCTTCTGCTTCAATTTGTCCTTGAAACAATACACCAGCTAATTCTTTTCTTCTTGCTTCTAATGCATCTCCAACTTTATCTCTTAAAGCATCTTTAAATGCTTCGCCAGCTTCAGCTGATTGTCCTAATGACAATTTGTCAATAAAATTTTTAACTTGTTCACTCATTTTTTCTCCATTTGTTATATTTATAATAAAGTTTCAGTTTTCTTAGGCGCTCCCGTATCATCAGGAGGTGAAATCCCCTCTTTACCTATCTGTTTATCTAAGTCTTTAATCTCTTTTTCAGACTGTTTAAAAACAAATTTTCTAATATATTCTTGTGAAAAATACTTACCTACATACTTTTCTAAACCATCAGCCAAAGCAACACGTTCTTTTAACATTTCACTTTCTTTTAATTCAGCAAAGTGGCCGTCTTGTAAAAAGTCGTACTGAATATTAGATTGTATTACTGGCCAATCTTCTATAGATATTACACCTTTTAATACTAACTGTGTCTTTAAAAAATCATTAAATAGTTCAGTAAATTTCTTTCTTAATCTTTGAACAAACTTGGTAAACTTTAATTCATCTCTTGTAATTTCTGTAGAACGGCCCATACTAAAACCTGTAGCTGGTTCTAATCTACTTACTGGTACATTTAAAGAACGATAAAGTTTCTTTTGGAAATATTCTATGTCGGCCATTTCTCCTAAATTTTGGCCACCAGGTAGAGTAGTAATATCTGTTCCTCTTCCACCTTCTCTTGTTGGTAACCAATAATCTTCCAACATATTCATATAACTTCTGTCGTCCCTAATTTCTCCTGTGTTGGCATCATAGACAAGTTTATTTCTATAACGTGCCATCACATCTCTTAAATATTGTTCTGCCTTTTGTTTAGGTAGATTACCAACATCTATTTTAAAAATTCTTCTTTCAGGTGCTCTTGCTATACGATAGATAACAACAGCATCTTCAATCATACGTAATTGATTTACTGGTTTAATTGCCTTATGTAAATAAGACAAGATCATATTTTTGTTTTGATCTACTAGACCTGAAGAACAAAATGCAATTGTATCGGCTGCAATTCTTACACCTGAACCTGATGTTGAACCTGCAACACCTTTTTCATTAAACATAAAGTATTCTTCGTAATCATTCGTAAGAGATAAATCTACAGTGCTTCTCATCTTCTTAAGCTCTCTTACTTTTTTAATTTTTCTAGGATCAATATAACGCAATTCAGTTATACCGTTTTTAGGTGTTTCTCTATCAATAATCTTTTGATAAAATATTCTACCATCTACATACCATCTTTTAAATATCTCAAAACCTTTTGTACTAAAATTCATTAATTTAAGTACGTTTAAAAATTCTTCGTCTATTCTTCTTTTAACTTCGTCACCAAAAGGTATATTTTCTAGTGTAACTCTTACAGAATCTTTTTCTTCACTAGAAACAATTGCTTCGTTGCAAATATCTTCTATTGCTTGGTCACATTCTGGATGTAATGAAATTTCTCTATATCGTCTTACAAGGTCGGCTTCGTTCTTAGCCGTTCCTTCCATATCAAGGTACGAACCAAAATAACCTCCAGCAGCGACGGTAGTTGTACCGTCATCTGCTTGAGGTGTAGTAAAGTTTTGTTTCGGATCTTGCTCTTGTTTTTTACGGGTTATTGAAAACCCAAACAGATCAGCCATAATTTATATTCCTCTACTACTACTTATATAAGTTTTAAGTAGTCGTATTTGTTTCAAAATACTGATAAGCAAAAGTTACAACAAACTGTTCAATCGCTGTTTGTTCGTCATACGTTAAATCAATAGCGCCGATTTCTTTTGGAAAAGCACCTCTTAATGTATATGATTTAACAGTATTACCGTTACGATCTAAGTGGTCAATAAATGCGTCCACTTGATAGTCAGCAGGATTTGTTAATCCTTCATTGTCTGTCATATTGTTGATACCATTTTGCCATCTTTCAAAAGCATTTCTAACTTTGAAGTTTGTATCGTTATAAACTGTAACGGTCCAATCCGCAAATGTTCTATCTCCAGCTATTTTGATTGATCGACCTCTAAACTTAACGTCAACCTCACCAAGTGTCATAGCAGGTATA